GTCAGTAGCTTGTTGTGCCATTTCGACATCTTCTGGTCCTTGTGGCTCGAACTCTGCAATATTGTGATGTGTTGTAAAAATACGCATCAAAGATGGCATAATATACTCAACAGTATCTCTTACATCGGTAGTAACGATTTCCGATCTACCATCAATCTCATTACCAAACTTCTCACCAAGATAATACTTCATGGATTCTTCTCTTTGATTGGACAGTTCTGTGTTTGCGTAACCAGTTGCCCCATATATCTCAGAGTTTAGTTGCGAGACTAATTCATCTTCAGTCATTTTTCTTGGTTTTTTTGCCATTCTTTGCCTTTAGTGTTTGTAATTCTTTTTCTACTTTTTCGAGTCTTTCTTCTACTTCTAGAAGTTTAAGTGCCATTTGAGCAGGTGATGCAATCAAATTAGCCATTATTTAATCCTCATATTTTTTTATCGATTTATAATATTTATCTAGTTTGTCTACTTCTTTTGCGTTTTTCGGGTCATCTGCCCATTGATAAAATTTTTTTTCTTTTTTTATTTCTGATGGCAACATTCCTTTTTTGACTTTTTTGAAAAATAGTCTTCCCAAAAAACTCATTCCTTTCAAAGCAGGTGCTGCCATAATATCTCCTAAACTATTGCGACATCTGGTCCTAGTCTGCCTTTACTATTCCACTTAGATGTCTCTGTTGTACTGTGTCTTAGACTCATAACTGCATATCGTGTAGCAGACATGATGTCATCTTTAATTTTAACGATTTTGCCATCTTTACGATGATATAACCTGTATTCCTCAAACCAGTCATAACAGGTGTTAAATACCTTGAATCTGCCCTGCTCCATACGAGACAGCATATCCATAATCCCTGCTTCAACTGAGTTACCACCTTTCTTCTCACCTAATGCAGGTGGATTCTCAAAGTGAAATGGCAACATATTGACATGAGCTGCTCTGTATTGCTCTGCCAATGTAATACCCGACCCCTTATCATGTTGGTATCCATCGTGAGGAAAAGCAATCGGTATATAGTGACTACCTTGTCTGTCATTGATGTGTCCTGCATGATAATCAGGTGTTTGTTTTGACATTTTGTAGGTATCGTAGATGTATACGATATCTTTGTCTCTATCCCATGCCACCCATACTACTGCTGTAGGGTGGTCATATCCAAAATCGAGACCTGCAATCCTGGGGTAATGAGAGGGTATGATAAATGGCTCACAGGTCAAACTGTCCTCATCAATCGGAAATACGAGCCCACTTCCGATCATTGGTATGCCCTTAGACCTCATATCTCTCTCGTGAGGTGGTAGGGCTTGTAAAATCTGCTCTTTCATGTCATCGGTTAGGTGTTCTGCATCTTCCCAACCTGCTGTAATCAATGACTGTCTAGCTTTTAAATTCGATGTAAAGTTCTGCACAACCTCTGTCATGCCTGATTCTGGGGTAAATGTCATATATACCTGACCTTTTTTGTCAAGTGTTCTGGTTATACATTGAGAGTAAATGTCTTGTGGTGGTTCTTCATCGAGCCATATAAGATCAATACTCTCCCCCATAAATTTTTCAGCACCCATTTCGTATGCTTTGAAGGCAACACGAGACCACCCACCTGTTCTATGTTTTACAAGCACCGATGAATGTGCATTTGGCACACCTGGTTTCCTTGTCGTTTCTCCTATGAGATGCTTAGGAATAGACCCCTTCCCCTTATCTCTTGGGTTGTCTGGTTGCCCAAATAATTCTTTTTGGCAGATATCTCGTGTGGTTTCATTACTCGCCCCACATACCCATGCTTTTATGGGCTCTTTGTATCTTTTGCCTTTCCACCATTTTGGGTACTCGCCAGTTAGATGGATAGCCATCTCCATAGCCCCTACATAGGACTTGCCCACCCTGTTTGCTGCCATCAGCAACCTTTGGTTGGCTTCTGATCCACTTTGATGAAATCTTTGTTGAAACTTGTATGGCTCGTAGTAGTTGAGCCGATTGGTCTGCTGCCGAGTTTTTAAGGTGGATATTATTTCTTCTATTCTTTGGTTTTCAGTAGACATAGTTATCCACATCCTATTTTATGCCTTTTTTTTCGGATTTCAACTACATCTTGTGTTTTATTTTGATCTAAACACAACATCTAGTGGTATCAAATATACACTCTATTTTCCCCAAGAGAATATGAATGAGACTACACATATATACTTGCGTGTCGATGGGGGTGCATGGGTATATCAGAATATTCGAATATTAATTGTTTAAATATTTTATGTCATACCATGTTTAAACATCTTTTAATTCTTAAACTATGTGTTCCAGGGTAATTTTCTTTTTAGTGTGTGCGCTAATTGGCTACAGTCTTTTTATCTAATATGAATTACTTAACAAGATCAAGAAAAGACAAACAACCAAGAATGTAATTATGCTTATATGCTTGTATTACTTAGTATTAATAGAGATGTGCATTAAGTAAAGGTTTTTGGCGCATTTCTTAATTCAGTAATAAGCCAATATCATGCGCTAAATATCCATATATTTTTATTTGTCCATACAATAAAAAAAGCCATCACAAATTAATGTAATGGCTCTCTTTATGATGTTATTTAAGCTATGTAGTCCAAGTCCATAACATCTGTATAGTCTTTCAATAATACAAATTTAGTATGATATCCAATACCATAACTATAATTATCTTTTGGATTATCTAAAAATTTCAATATTGAGAAATGCCATTTATCATTCTTAAATAGATAAATATACTCAGCGAATATATCATTCGAAAATCTATCCATGAATAAAGACTCATTATCGAATTCTTTATACTTTGTATTTTCATTACGCCATGTATTATAAAATCTAGACTCTTTTATTGTAGATTTCAATATTGAGCAATCATTTTCATTTATAATGCTTTCGGCTTTTTCGAATGTGTTGTAATGTGTTTGAAGCATCAAGCCATTATATTCTAGATAACCATCAGAATGACAATATATTGATTTAATGCTTTTATCTTGCATTTCTATTGCGATTTCACTTCTTGTACTCATTGTTGTTTTTCCTCTCTTTTTAATAGTTGATAGTTTATAAATGTTAAAGTTAAAATATCTATTCTGTACTTATCTACATCATGAGCCATATTAAATGGCTCATTCTGTTGAATTTCAGATATAAGATATTCTTTTATCTTTATTAATTGTTTATTTATCATTTTTTTATTTCCTCTCTATTTGTTATTTCATTAATATTTACAGTAATAATTTTAGAATCATTACTGTATATATTATTGAATTCTTCATCATGTTCCGATACTACATCTGTTTTAAAATGTAGTATTTTTAATATTATAAAATCAGGATGATTTCCACCATATCTATATAACTCTATAACATTGCCATGTTTATCTAATGCAAAATGCACATAATTTTTGCCATCAAAGAAGTATTTCGCATTTTCTTCATGGTTAAAAATAACACTCACATTATTTATGAATTTTTCATTACTTAAAAAATTAACCAATGGTATTGGATTTGTTAATTTATAATATGTACTCATTTTTTCACCTCTACTTCCATTTCATTTTTACAAATTGGACACAATGGACAACCCATATCTTTTATGTTTGTCATTGATGTCCTAGCTATATAATTATGCTCTTTACACATAACTTTTATTAATCTTGCGCTTTGTTTTGGTTTAGCACTTGTTTTTGGTTTTTTTGGGTTTCCATCTTCATCAAGTATTAAGTTTCCATTCTCATCAACAATAAAACCATCTTTATTTACTTTAAAGTTATACATTTTTGCATGTCTCTCATGGTATGACCCATGTAATTCAATAAATTTATTAATATTGAATAATTCATACATTTCATCAGATGCGCCACACTCAGTTAATTTACCTTTCAATTTTAATAATCTTGCAAGTTTCCCAAATGTGTTTTTATTGTGTCCTCTCTCATCATTAGTAAAGCAATAAGCATGTACTAATTCATGTATTAACGTGCCAAAATAATCAAAATCGGAATTATAATTAGGACTTATTGTTATTTCGGTATAGTTTTTTTCCGATACTTCACTAACAGTTGTTGAACCCATTATACGATTTGATTTTGCGCCTTTTGTCCATGATGTTGATATTCTTACATTGTCTTTAATATAATTAATATCGTAGGGCAATTTATTATCTAAAATGATTTTTTCAATTCCAGGGCGAACCCAATCGAAAAATTTATAGTGATAACTTTCTCTATTATCTTTTATTAATGTTTCCATTTTTTTCCTCTCTTAATAGATCTAAACTTAATTGTCTAGATACATATATTATAAGTTTATAAAAGTGTTTAAACAACAATTAATTATAAAATATTCTATAAAATTAATAGGTACTAATATAACGCAAGATCAATTTAAAACCGATTACGAGCATTTTAGAGCCACTTTTTTTTTGATATTTTGGCATAATTTGGCTTTTTATCGTGTTTTTACTTATTTGGCTATATTTGGCTAAATTAATTTAATTATTACTTGCATTATGGAATATATTATATTAAATTATTTATATCCTAATAAATTATTCATTTAAAAGGATATCAAACAAACAAATCGTTTAAACACCACTAAAAAAAACCCAGATCAGGACACGCAAAGAAAAAAACAAACAGCAGACCGGGATCTGGTTACCGGGAGAAAATAAAAAATGAGAGAGTTAAATATAAATACACTAAAAAAGCACAACCAGGAATATTTCCAGAAGGGTAATAAAAAATTCTTCAATGATATTTCGTACACCTTCCTAGAACATAAAAATCAAAGATACCTTCTGACCCATACTTATGGGTGGTCGGATATGTTTGGACAACCAAAAAAAGATTTTTATACACTTAAATCTGTCGATAATGACACGAAAATTTCGAATGATAGTAAAATTTTTCCAAATAATCCTTTTGGCATTATTGATTACGAGAAATTAGACAGTTTGACAGATGAAGAAATAAATCGAGTGCTAGATTTATTCAAAGATAGCGAATAAAAAGACTATCGAATTGTTTAAACACATTGTAAAATTACCCGGCATAGTCCGGGTTTTTTTATGAGTTTGGCTTGGTTTGGCTTGGTTTGGCTTGGTTTGGCTTTGTTTGGCTTTGTTTGGCGAAGCACATCCTTGTGCATCATGAGGAACTAATTTAGTTTTCTTTCTAAATATTTTTGTGCCAATAAATCTCTATCTCTCGATCTGAATACTATATCAGGCAAATTATATTTGCGCCTGACCTGTTGTATTTCGTGGCAATACTCGTACCACTCCTGGTTGATTTCATCTTGGTGTTGTTCTTTAAAATCGTTTGTATAACTCATTCTTACCTCATCACACTCATGGTTCTGTTCATTGTCTTAGACTTATTATTTCTAAAATTATGGTTATTGACCTTATTTTTATATCGGCCTTTTGCCTTAATTTTCTTTTTTGCAGATATCTTAGATACCTTACGATAATTTCTTTTCATTTATCTAACTTATAATATAAAATATTCTATGTCAATAACTTTTCTACTCGGTTATTAACTTTCTTTTTTTGTTGATCTGTAAGCATTTCATAAGAAAGTTTTCCCCTAAGATGTTGTTTTCTTGAACGCAACTTGGCTTGTTCTTTGTTTTTGTTGTAAGATTTTTTTTGAATCTCTTTGGCTTTCTCCGGGTTGCGTTTAAACCATTCGTTACTACCCATATCTCTCTCCTTTAAAATGGAATGTCTTCATCATCTGGTGAGCCATACTTGGCTTTGTGATAAGCATTTTGTTCTTTCTCATAGTCTGACATGTGTTTGCTTTTTGGCTTGAAATTATCACCGACTGAATGATACGATTTTTTCTCTTTCGGCTTATCATCTGAAAGTTTGAGTTTGAAATAATCGCCACCATTTTTAGTCTGATTTTTCCAACAAGCGACCTGGTAAGTCTTGCCCTCGACCACCAATTTGCCTGTATAATCAGGGTGTTGATCTCGTTCTTTGTAGCTATTGACAAAGAGACTGCCCTCTAGGTTTTTATGTTGGAACTCACTCATTTTCTACCTCGTGGATTAAATTAAATAACTTGTCATCTACGACAAATTCTTCTGTGGGTTGTTTAAACTCCTTCGACTCCAAAAGAGCATTGGCATATTCCTCAAGTCTCAGTATCAAGTATTTTTCATACTCTGGGTTAGTCTTGATTTCATATACTTGTACTTTGTGTGGACACCAATTAACAAAATGAGTTTGTTGGATTGGATATCGCAACATCTTAAGACACATCTGCTGACCATATATCTGTGTTGTATACTTGACTTTAATCTCATCTAAAGTGTAGATATCTTTGCCGAGTTTTCCACATTTACACTCAACAAGTGTCTTGAAACAGTCTGTTATTCCATCTGGTGTAGATGAAAGACTGACAAACCCTTTGGCTAATTGTGTCCAGTTATGAACTTCAAAGGACTTTTGATTATCTAAGATAAAATAGAAGTCTTTTCCTTTCTTACCCCTGTA